TGAGGCTTCATCAATATGTATATAAGGAACACTCTCCGCTTCTTTATCTGCCATAGTATAATCAACACCTATTAATTTCAAAATAACTGAAATTCTAGTGTGCGTAAACTCTGGACATTCATCAGAAACACCCATTATATTATCGTCACCGTAAGTAGCAAGATTAACATATTTCCTAAAGTGTTTAAGTGGTTTTTTAGAAATATAATAAAAAGCATAACGCATATATAGACTATTAACCAGGCAATTAATAATAACGGTCAGTGGGTGTCCGGATGGGTTACCTTGGATCTCTATATAATCCCCATTAAAATCAATATGCGCAAAAGCAGTATCATACGCAATACAACGAATGTACTGCAAATCCTCTTCTGACCACCCAGCCTTAGCGCACAACTTTTCAAGTATCTTGAAAGCAGCCAAAATAAAGGCCGCAATCATCTTCTTATCAAATTTACCATAATCCCCAGCGATGATTTTCTCAATACCAAATTTAGTGATGTATTCAAATAAAGTTTGCCACTCTTTCGATTGAGCAACAATACCAGGCATAGCTTCAAAGGCATACGGGTTATTTTGGATCAATCGAATAGCTGATAAGAGGTACTTTCTCACCACCACACTCCAAGCAAATTCTCCACCTGTAAAAACACGCGTTTTACCGGCGTCTATTTTCTTTTGTGGTGTAGGCTCATCTTTAAGATGTGCACAAAACTGGGGATGGAATCTTTTGTTTTCACTATAACACTTCTCAATATCATTAATTCTTTCCTGAATAATAGGGTCTACCGATTCAATCTTGCCAAGACCATCAAGCTTAATGAAATGTTTCTTAGATTTCTTAAAGGGATTGCCAGCACTAGTGGAAGTATTCAACATATCAACAAAAGTGACGCCATCCGCACCATTAAGTGCAACATCCAGCGTATAAACTTTTAAATCATTTATTTTATCTCCGAGAGAATCAACAATGTCATCATAGAAAGAATCGACACATTTATCCAAAACTTCAGTATTAAGCGTATAGGAAGGAGCAACCATATCTTTTAGAGCTAAATGCCAAGGTCTCCATGACATATCAGGGGGACCACAATTTGCTTTATAACCATTATTGACCATAAAATCTTTTACATACGTATCTTTCACTCTAGATTTATGTTTTGGTCTATAACCTGAAAAGCTACCCATAACTGTGGCAGTGCCCTTTTCTAACCAACGTATAGTTGATTTTGGATGGAGAGGCTGAATATTTCTCAGGTAACCAGGCGCACTTATAGGTGCTGTACCGCACTCAACCTGTGGGCCAAATTTAGACATAACCCCTTTCAACATAGCTTGGGATATGTGTTGGAAGAAAATGCCACCTTCAGAATTGCCACTAGTGTGTGAACCTAGTAAAACTTTAGATTCACCAACCTGGGCCAAACATATAGCCCCACAATCGCCAACCATAGTTGGTTGAGGAGTGCGACCATGGTAGCCAAGAACACCAAAGAAGGGACATTTGCCAATAAAAATATTATTTATTTCCAATTGACGACGATCTCCCTCTTTTGAAATCAATTGAGAAGTGCCTCTATATTTACCCTTTAATGGGTTATCCAATGGAAAATATTTCATCAGATTAACACCAGGAGCTATAGCTCTAACCTGAATTATAGCAAGATCTGTATTAGGTAACATAGTAATATCATTATTACAAAAATTGATATTGTGTATATTGCGAGACACATTCTGTTCTGTAGGATCTCGAATAACAGAGTATGATCCAATATTCTCCTTAAGCACATGCTTATTCAACAACCATAAATTTCCATAAAAATTGAAACCAATAGAAGCTGAAAATGTGCCAGGCATAGAAGGAAACTTAAAAATAAATTTAGCTGTAGCCACACGAACTTGTGTATCAAGAATATCACCCTGGGAACATTTTGAGGCTCCAGATATTTCCACATCGGTATTAACATATGGATTATGATAATAGAAAACTGGTTTTTCCCCATCAGGAATGGGGACTGTACCAACATTACCTTGTGCTTCTACATTACTAGTTGATCCTTTAGATCCTTTGATGTAATTAAGCCACAATTTTCGACATGTTAAAAGCAAAAGTGGTGCTGATATAAACTTAGCAAGTCTAATCAAATTTTTGTTAGTAAAATTCAACTTTTTAACACGTTCACCAGCATAAGCAAAGATGAATCTATAAGTGTCTTCACTATTACCAGTCAAACGAAACAACAATTTATATTTCCACATGACACCCATAGAAAAAGAACAGCAAGTGTGTAGCAAAACCCATATATATCTATAAGCGAAATAAATGCTCAATAACAGACACATAAGAGGCAAAACGATACAAGGAGAAATCAGAATCAAGAAAATACCCGTAAAATAAAACAAGAAATCATTGAGGTGACAAAAAGCCAGTATATCCATAAACCAATCAGGATCATCATTACAAACACCAATGATGATTTTGGAATAAATCCAAAACATGAACTTGAACCAATAGGATCGCTGTGATATAATGTGCGCAATTGTTTCATCGGACAATGATTCTGATTGGGCTGCATATTGAACACAACAACATTTTTGAGAGGTGCGATAACACTTCTGACAAACCTCTATATTGGCCATAACGCTCTCGGCATTGAGAGCCTTAGTCTGTGATGCTTCATGCTCTTTTGCGACACTAATATACCAAGCAAGCATATCATTAATATCACGAAAACGATGAATGACCTTGTATTTGGTTTGTTGGTTATCAACTTCAGTATCAGATTGTGGAACGGGTATAGCAACTTCAAAATCCCAGATGTTCATATATTCACCATCTGGTGTAATAGGTATCTTACATGAATCAGCCATGAATCTATGTTTAGTATAATTCTTTTTGACGGATGCTGTAATCACATAACTCATTCTTCTGGCTATAGCAAAGGGACACGCAAAGTAAGCATATAAATTTAAATGTTTGGTATTTGTTGTACCAATCAATAATTCAGCGCGAACAGGTGTACGACCTTTATCCTCCAAGGATGCTTGGGGGGGTGTATATGGAACAGAATTCTTGACTTGAAGCATTTCCTTTAAAGTCGGATCAACTTCGTTGCTAGGTTTCAAAAAAGCAATATCGTCCATAACAATACACCATTGTGTAGAATCAAAGCCAGACCAATATTCATCAGTTGGACATCTAGTGTACATATATTCTGGTGTAGTAGGCAAACCAAAAACTTTACCATAATGGTAAAATAATATCTGCTTCAATTGAGATTTACATATGCTAGAAGAACCATGGATAAGAACAGCAAAAGGATCCTTCCTTGGCATCTGAGCAGTTCTGCGAGTGATTTGCTCAGATTCTAAGAGTTGCAAGTCACTAAGAGTTCTGCGAATATACATTTTCTCGTGTTTATCCAAATTAGGAGAATACTTAGAAATAGCAACACCTTTTTCGATACAATCTTTAAGATCAGATAAAAAGGTAAA